AGCAGGATTGGCTTTTTGATGTTCAAGAGGATTTGTATAATCCACATTGCCTTTTTCATCTTCATCAGCTTTTGCAATAAACACAAAATAAGCCTCATCTTTAACAGTGCCGTCCAGTATTTTTTTGCAGTACTGTAGACGCTGATAGCAGAAGCTTGTCATATCATCACCGGCTGTTGTAATACCAATCATGAGTTTGTTGGTATAAGCTTTCATGGCCTCTTTGATGATGTTATATTGTTTTGGCGTTTTATAAGCATGAAGCTCATCGGCAATAGCAATGTTACAGTTTAAGGAGTCCTGTTTATCTGGGTTAGCTGCAAGTGCTTGGATATATAAAGAACCGTCTCCTAAATCACCAGAAATAGAATGCTCCTGGTTATTATCAATAACACGGAAGTTTTCTTTCTCCCCCATTTGGCCGAGGTTGAAGTTGATGAAGTTGAAGCTCTCCAAGGACTGTTTTAATGCAGCAGCTACAATGTATACCTTACTTCCACTTCGTCTATTTAAAATCCCAAGAGCCCAAGCTAAAGCAGCTGCAAAACTTGTTTTAATATTTTTCCGCGGAATATAAATAAACGCTTCTTTGAAGCGCCTCACGGATGTTCCTTTATGATAAAAACCTAATAGGTTGTAAACTTGATATTTATGAAAAGGCTCCAACAAAAATGGTGTACCTCTTAAAGGTGTACCATCCAACATTTCACCCTGGGCATGAACAAAAGTTTTTTCAATAATACCAATAACGAATTCTGCGTCTTTGGGATTGAAATCATAATCAGTATTTTTAAGATCTCTTAAAAAACGTTCGCAACCTTGGATTTGTTCCCTGTTGGCTGGCTTGGTGCCGTCCACAATTGAAGTGATGTAGTCCATTACTAGATCATAATTCTTATATTCACTCATGACGTTTCACTCAATGCTTGTATTAATTTTGATTTTGGCTTTTCTTTTTCCTCTTTACGAACCGGAACTTCAGAACGCTTCACACGTTCATACGTTTTAGGATTCAAGCATAACAAATTCGAATAAGTAGCAAGGTCTTTTCGCAAGGCTTCCATAGCAGTATAAATAGGGGTTTTTCTTTCATTTGTAGCCCCGGCTTTATTCGTATACGAGTCTGTAATTTTAAAACCTGATTCCTCAAATTGCTTTTCAAAGGCTTGATATTGCGTCAGCATACCCACGTAAATATCAATCGTATGCTCAAAATCATTACGGTAAACGCCCAAATGCTTCATGTTGTCAACGACTTCTTTTTTTAATTGGCTTCTCATCCCGGTTGCCACACCCCCTTTATAAAAAACTAAGGTCGCTCTATTGGAAAAGGTTCCCCCTCCCGTTCCCCAGACATCATTTTTAAATTGGCTTAAGTGGGGGGCACAGCTTTTTCTCTCCACTGTTCGCCCAAAGGCGTTAATTCATCAGTTTCTCGATTATGCATCTTGCCATGACACTTTGTACAAAAACTAATAAGGTTCCAATTGGTCAATCGTAAGTCAGCTCTTTCCCTGAATGGATGCATGTGATGTACAGTGTTTGCAGGTATTCGTTTACCATATCGTTTACATTCTTGGCATAGATATTGATCACGTCTTAATATCTTCTCACGTTTGCTTTCCCATCTTGAAGTCTTATAAAAGCTCATGCCTCACTCTCCTGACATTTATCACAATAGGTAACAATGCTTTGCTCTTCGATATGTTCAAGGGTTGAACCAAACAAGAAGTATGCTGTATGTTTCCTCTTAACTTCATTCTCGATAGTGCTTAGATAGGTTAATGCTTCAACTGGACACGCTTTAGGATTATGGCCAATGAACTTTTCAATTGAATCATTAAGCTTTGGACAATCAGCTGCTTTAATTCCATGTGGTTTAAACTTACGTTGATACTTCCTTTTCACACGAGAAGCTTTTAACTTAGCATGAGTATCTTTCAGTAACTGAATAGCCATGAACCCTTCACCTCCACAAAAATAAGTTCAACCTAAATCAACCTTAGGTGATTAATTTAAGTTGAACTTATTAAAATAAAAAAGATACTGGCTAAGCAGTATCTCATTCTAATATTTAAAATCTTAATTCAATAGATTTAATTTCACTAACCTTTTTCTTCTCACCTGAACTTTGATTCTCAATTTCCATGTCATCAGACTTTTGAAAATGTTGAAGCATATAAGCAATTTGATCCGTTGTTAGTTCAACACCATGATTTTCAAACTCCCATTTTTCGCCATTCTTAAAATGATAGTCTAATTTATATAGTTTAGCCATTTTATCACCTCCCCGTCTAACAATACGACGAGTTATGACATTTATCCTCCTTTACTATGAATATATTTACCTATCAATTTCAAATATTATCAATTAACAAGGAGGAATAATCTCATATATTGACGAATACTGTAAAACTTGAGGAGGTGATATAAATGGCTGATCAACATGTAACTCGTCATCCTAATGGTTGGCAAGTAAAAGGTGCTGGCAATTCAAAAGCTACATCAGTACACTCTACCCAAAAAGATGCTATTGATGCAGCTAAGAGCATTGCCAAAAATCAAGGTTCTGAATTATTTATCCATGGAACAGATGGAAAAATAAGAGAACGTAACAGCTATGGAAACGACCCGTATCCGCCTAAAGGATAAAAAATATGGAGTGAACTTTATTTTAAAAGTTTGCTCCTTTTTATTTTCTCTTCATAGCTCCACCACGGCCACGTTTCAACGTCTGCTTGTTCGTTCCCATAATGTCCCTCCAATTAATCTTTTCTTTATACTTGCCCATCTTCTCTAGGTGACTTAATTGTTCTGTATTAAGATGATTCTTAATTTTCATTGCAATCACCTTCTTAATAAATTTTAAACTTTCAGATTCGCTCATATGACGTTCTAAATAAGTTTAAATACAAATACATTCAAACATAACAAAAGCGCTCCTACGACTCAGGAACGCTCTCTTTTTGATATTTTCTTGATAATATAAATTTAACATGTACTAAAGCAAGTACCACGACTTATTTTCGAGTTTTTTTCGATTTATTTCAGGAATGTTTTTGGATTATTTTTCCCGTTATGAATTTTTAAGAACAACTAAGCTTAGATTGAGAGCTAGTTTATAAAAGGCCTTCCATCTGATTTTAGAGTATGTCTTTTCTGAAATAGGTGGTTGAAACTTAAAACTATAAACATTGTAGTCTGTTAAATATTCCGTTTCTAATGACATGTATCTTTCTTCAATTAAGAATCTTTCCATCTTCGGCAGCCTGTTCACAGCTCTCTCCACACGAAAGCAGAAGTCTTTTCTCATCTTTTCCTGGTCCACATTATAAGCTGCAATGGAACCTGTCTGATCGCTCGTTTGATTCGTTGGTCCATGATAACGAATTTCAGAACTAGCAGTAATGGAAGCCTCTCTTTCTTCAAAAGATAAGTACTTTAACAATCTATATTTTTCTAAAGCGTCTTCTACTGCTTGTTGGGTCTCTTTTCGGGCTATCTCAGGAAGCATAAATGATAATTGGTTTCCCACCTTTGGATCCCTCCTGTGCTAAAATGTAAATACGGTGATCAAGAGAAATCTTGGTCTTTTTTTTTATGAAAATAGAGTATAATACTTTTGCACACACATTTAGTTTGTTTTTGCTAAAGGATGCTCTTTCTTAGGGCATCTTTTCATTTTTTTGCAATTTTTTCATATATTCATATATAATGTAATCTTTAGAACATAGCACAAGGAGTAATTATAATGAATAAACGAAATAAGAATAAACAATCATTTGGGTGTTTTATCAGTTTCATGGTTTTATATATTTTGGTAGGTTTAATATACATTACAATTACTAACTTATAACAAAGGTTTGTTCGGAACTTTTGTTTTTTAATATCCACTTTCTTGACGTTCATGATTGACTTTATTCTTATCCATATAGGCTTGTTCGATTTGTTCCCAAGTAAAGCCTAGCATTTCACCTAAACTCAAAAACATTTCTAAACCACTATGATAATAATCTCCTTCTTCACACTCATACTTTTCCCAATCAATACGTAGAAGTTCAAGAAATTGAACTGTGGCATTTTCCCACTCAACGCTTTCTATTGCTAATCCTTTAAGATCTTTATGGAAACCATGATCTAATCCGATTGATAAAACGAAATGTAAACCGTCCACATACTCTTTTAGAGCCTTTTCATAATTGTTCTTCTTATTGCTCCAAAACTTAAATATCTCGGGAAGTTCATTGGCTAATTCACCTAATTCGACTTTAAGAGCCAGCACCTTTTCATCTAATAAATCCTGGCCTTGCAGGCTTTTATTTTCAACAATATGGTTATCTAATTGTTGCTGAATTTCAAATAAGCTTTTAAGATTCATTTCAATTCCCACCCTTCACTTTATAAAAATCGCGTTTAATCTTATCTAGTGCATTATTTTTCTTCATATGATCTTTTTGACTACGTTTCAATTTCAAAGACGTTTGAGCATAGCTTCTTTTTAAAATAAGGTGTTCTTTAGATAAGTCCTCATAATTTCCTTGCAGCTGCTCATTTTCTTCAGAAAGAGTTTCAATTTTATTAATCATCCAATTGAAGTCATTAGCACTTAACACATCTACATATAAGCCGTTACCATGTTCTGTTGTAAAATCAGTACTCCTTTTGATTAGCTCCAATCTCTCCATCCCTTGTCCCCTCCAGTGACAAGGAGCCTAAGCTCCCTGCTGTTATTTATTTCACTACTTTTAATTTATGGTCTGACCCCTCTTCATCAATTGAAAGTTGTCCTTCTGGTACTGATACACTTCCGTCACTTTCCACACTGTATTCAATGCCTTCATGACCATCTTCGTAAAACTCATCAATAGTCATTTGTGAAGGTTGCAATCCAAGAGTTACATTCGAGCCAGCAAAACCGTATAGCTTACTTACTTTCCCTTCTACATCACGCTTAATATTGAACTTAAGAACGGTTTTCTTGTTATCACGTTGAATGGAAACAAACTCTGCGCCAACCTCTCCAGCTTCACTTTCTTCCACATTTAGAAGAGCAATGGAGCCTGGCATTTTTAATAATTCATCTGCATGTGGTAACTCATCACTTAGTACATGAAACATAAGAACTTCTTTTTTATCATCCTTCTGCATTTTCTTGAAAAGAACGTTTAATTTAATCATGTGGTTTCCCCATTTCATATTAGTTTTGCGATGTTTTTACTTCTTCGTATATCTCCTGCAATTTAGAAATATCTAATTCATACAATTGCAAACCATCTGGTGTTTTGAAATAACCCATTTTAAGTAATTTACTCCGGTAATAATCTTCCATGTGCTGAATAAGTATCATGTTTGTCCTCCTTTCAGCATAAGAATTAAAAGACTCCTGTTTTAAGATAATGTTTTGCTTGATAATAAAAATGGTGATAGATCCAATTACCACTATATTTCTGATCTACATATACGATTTCAAAGTTGTACCTTGCTTTGAAAGTATTCAATCGGCCCAGTAAAGCTAATGGATTGTATTGCGAACGATACTTACCTTTAAGCATCTTTTCATATCCATGTAGGTCTTCTACGATTAATGTAAAAGGAATGTCTTTTGAACGTATCAACTCATTTTCAAATGCTGTTTGCGTATCTTTTTGCAAGTTTCCTGTTATCTCGTCCATGTGCGCTTTCCGTTCTACCCGGCTATTTAGAAATATGTCGCGCGTAATGCCGAGCCCTTCATTTTTGGGAATCATGCAACCATAATCACCAGTATCTAATTTTTTAATTTTTATAGGGATATCTTTTTGACGTAAATAATCAAGGATATGTCCATTTACATTTTCACGAGTATCTATTACTATCGTGAGTGTTTTAAGTATTTTATTTAGTTCTGAATCTGTGTAATGATAAGAAATCAATTATTTACACCTTCTTTGCCTTCATATATGTGACAGCTCTCTGATATAAATCCTTTGCTATTACATTAGATTCAGCATTCTCATATTGCCGATAATCATCATAGATATCTTTCCAGCCGTTTTCCGCAAGAACGATTGTCCAATCAATAAACAACATCAGAGAATCTTCTTCAGCGCAAAACCATTCATTTATTTTTTCATTGGGTTGCCACCCACAAAATTGATGAATCATTTTCATAATTGTAAGTTTTTCATTGTTGGCATTCTTCCATGACTTGAACCAATCATCAATTGCTTGGAAGTTTTGTTCTGCAGCTTGCATAATTTCGACGGGAATCACTTTTGGATTTTTTATTGCTACACGATTATCCGTTTTATCAAGATAAATATCTGCACCCGATTTCCAAATCAGGCTTAGAATTTTTAAAACCTGCAAATCTATCACCTCTGTTATCAAATGCTACTAATAAGTGTTACTGAAAAACACTAAAAATCAGTATGTGTTACTAAAAAGTAACACCGTTCAACCTTAGAGCCACAAGGGATTGAACCACTCGTGTTACTTATGTTACCTAATTTGAGTATTAACGCTCCTAATAGAATATATATATATTTATATTTTTTGTTTATATATATATTTAGTAACAAAAGTAACAAAAACAGTATAAAAAGTGTCTTTAACGCTTGGTACATAAAGGTTTTAAGTGATTTTAAATGTGTTATTTTTAGTAACATTTTCGCTAATTTCATCATTATTTAGTAACTTTTGCTGAAAAAAAGTATTTTTTCGCTCCACTAAAGTAACACCTTTGATGAAATACTTATTTCTATTGCCCCGTTCTCGCTTCAAACCTTGTGATTCTAAAATTCGATAAAACGCTCGATTTTTTAATTGATGTTCACCATTTCTAAAACACCAGTTGGAGTACACCTCATATAATTCTTTCGCTTCAATTTGAACATCTTCTCTTTTAAAGCAGCATTCGAACATAAACGGTCCCAATATATCCATTTCTTCTTTATAATCGCCTGTTGCTTTCATTACGATTGCTGGATCCTTCAAGCCTGACTGCTGCCACTTCATACAACCCTCAATTGCCCAATTTAGAATGCCAGGCATTTCTAAGCTCAATTTTTCAGGAAGTTTCTTATCACGCTTTTCTTTTGGAAGCTGTAGGTTAAACGGAACCAATCGGATACGTCTCCAAATACCTTCATCTACTCCTTTAATGACCGGTTTATGGTTTGTAGTAAAGAATACTTTGAACTCTGGAATAAACTCGAAGTATTCTTGTCTAAGGAAACGAGCTAGTACTGGCTCACCACCTGTTATTTGCTTTACAAAAGCTTCTGATAGTTGTTCACCATCTTCACTTTCAATTGCAGAAACAAAACGGGATCCTACTAACCTGGCAATATCGTTATTTGCACCGGTTTCTTTTTTCTTGATGAAAGTATCTGATTTTGCTTGTTTACCATACTCGCCCATGAGGTCCTTAATGGTGTTAATAAAAGTTGATTTACCATTAGATCCTCCACCAATGAGAAACACCATAATTTGCTCTGAAATTTCCCCAGTGAGTGAATAACCGATTAATCGTTGCATGTACTCAATGAGCTCTTTGTCCCCTTGAAAAATTTGTTCTAAGAAGCTTAACCATTCAGGGCATTTTGCTTTTTCATCAAATTCAATATTAGTTATTTTAGTAAGACCAAGTTCTCGATCATGTGGCTGCAACTTACCTGTTTTTAAATCAACAATGCCATTATCAGCATTGAATAAATATTTGTGCCGATCAAAGTCTTCTCGCTCTCCTGGAACTAACGGCATAAGGTCCTTAATGCTATTCATTCGAATATTTCTACGCTCACACATTCGGGCCCACTTTGTTTCAGATTCATCTTCTGATTTATAAAGACTACGAAGGACTTTTGCTGTAATGCGCTCAATTTCTTTCTTCGTGTCTAATTTCCATCGCTTTCCGTCCCATATAAACCAACCTATGTCCGAAACATATTTGATAACATGGCCATATTCATAAGCAATTCGTTCAGCATTTCCAAGTTCAGTTAAACGGAATTTCTTTTTAGGTTTCTCTTCAGCAACTTCTTCTGCATCCCCAGTATGAAAGTCAAAAGAAAATTCTTTGAATTGCTCTTTGTTGTCTAAAATAGTTGTGGAAGTAGAAGAAATTGCAGTCGCTATGGTTCTTTCACCATATGTTTCGTTCGTTTCTCTGAAGTGAATAACATCCCATTTATCACGCATAAGCCCTGTCTCTCGGAACATTGCATCCATTCGAGTTGCGGATTTACCTGTCCAAAAGGCAAGGTGATTACATAATGCTAAGTCGCTGGCAGAATGATCATTATTAACTAAATTACCGTTACATAATGACCGGATTTCATCACCATTCTTGGACCGGAATATTCTTTCCCATAGAGCTTCATTTGAAATCTTTATTTCATCTTTTTCAAACTCAGCTAGATTTACACGACCTTGAATGTCGCTATCATCAAAATATTGCTCAAATACTTCTGAAAGTTCGTCTGTTCGCTCATAAACATCATTTGAGTTTTCTCGATTCCCAGTGAAACTGAAATATCGACCATATGAGTAAATTTCTAAGCCATGCTTAGTGTTTTTTCGTCCTGTACCTAAAACAGATTGTGGAAGATTCCCCTTGATAATGATATGTATGCCTTTCCCAGATGGAGAGAATTCTGTGTAGCTGTCTAAGGTGTCAATAATCTCTGTTGCGAAGGTGTTTGCTTTTCCATCCGCAACACATTTATCAATATCAATTCCGATGTAATTATCTTGCCTGCTAAATACAAACCCTATGCCGTCATAATCGCCTTCTAAATAGAATTTGACTGCTGTTGCAAATGTTGACCAGGTACGCCTATTATTCGCCTGCGCCATTTCACCATTTACTTGATAAGGCACTTTTGTTGGCTTGTTATTACGCTTTTCTGCTCTCCACAATATCCATTGAGGAAGGGCTTTTAATTCGGCAGGGATCTCGTTAAAATTGTATGGATTTTCTTTCATTTCGCCCTCCGATAAATTTATATTTATCTATAGAAAAGAGAAGCTAGTACAATACCAACTTCTCTATTTAGTTTCCTAGAATGGTAAGTCATCATCACCGATGTTTATTCCTCCACCTTGGGAAATTGGATTTACATCTGTTACATCATAGTATTTAGCTTTTGCAGCAGTACGCTTTTGCTTCTCCCCATCAACCACCTTTTCATACTCTTCATGCTTAACAGTAATTTTTAAGTTTTTATTGATTAGCTCTTTTGCTAATTCATCTGGTGAATTAAAAACATGATTGTTAGAGAATCCGCATGCTTTCAACAAGGAGTTAACAATTCTTACTGAAACTTCATGTTCAAATGTAAAGGTGTTATAAAGAACCTTTGCACCTTGGTGATTTTGAGGAACATCACTACGAATCTCAAAGTCTACCGATAATTTAGGCTTTCCAGCTTGAGTTTTACCTGCTTCTGCGTTCACAATTACTGCTTCATATTTACCTTCAGCAACTAATTCAAATCCTGTGCTTGCGTTTGATTCATCAAATTTAAAGAATGACATTATTTATTTCCTCCTGTGTTTTCGTTTTTGGATGATACTAATAATTCGTTTTGCACGCAGCCACTACGATTGTCTAAATGGTTTTTAGCAAAAATACTTTGATTACCCTCTAGGAGGAACCCTCTTGTACCATCTGCTTTTCTAACCAATCGAGCGACAACATGTACAATTCCCATTACATGATTGACAATTTTATCTCGAATATCCGGGATAAATTGATTGTATTGTTGGCCGTCATCATGAATGATACTGCGTGTAGTTTCCCAAGCAGTGTATATAACATTGGCGTCTAGCCCATTAAAAGTTTCAACAACTTTTAATAAGTGATTATCGAATAAGGCATAGTCTTTTAATTCAGGCATACCACTTTTCGTTTTTTCACCTCTGTTCATCAACCAAAGCTTTTGGTAATGAGTAAGGTTGTCCACAAAGACATTTTCATAGTTTGCAATATTCGCTTTTGCATGCGCGTAAAAATCTAAAATGCTCTGATGGGGATCAGCCACATTGATTTTTGCGACATCAATATTCGAATAACCCTCTAACACTTGGCTTGTACCATCAATATCAAGTACTAATGTTTTACCTGGTAGTAATCCGGCAACTGTTGTTTTACCATCCCCCGGTTTTGAATAGATGATGATTTTTGCTTTTTTACTTTTCTTAATTTCAGCCCCATTTGTGATTTCCACAATCACACCTCCACTTTGAAACTTAAGCTCGCAGGCTCAATCTCTACGCCTGGAATCATCGTTCCATTTGAATCGATTACTACTGGTTGCCCATCTACTTCATGAATGTGGAGGACCTTCTTCAGGTCGCCCCATTTCACTTCTTCTTTGATGAACTCAGTCATGCCCGTTTCTTTTACATGCTGCAAGAGCTTGTCCTTATCAACTGCTTTAGGCTGCTCTTTGGTAGCACGACTTTTTGATTTACCATAAGGTGTAGAAATGGTTTTAGCTTTTGGATTTTCTTCTAATTGCTTAGCATGATAAGCTGAGACAAGACTTTCAAAATAATTTTTATCACTGTGGAGAGCAATCAACTCACGATTCTCCCAGTTATTGATTCTTGCACGTTCCACATCAGCTAATTGCTTAACTTCTTTTTCTTTCGCTGATAAAGCAGCTAATTTACGGAAAACCCAATTTAAACTTTCTATATCAGTAACCTGAAAAGATTCTTTTTCAGATTGTTCAGTGTTTTCAACCTCTAAAATTTCCATTTGTTGAAGTTGGTTCATGTATAGAACATCCCTTCTATATTGTTTTTTCTTCCTAAGTATGGTAAAAATAAGGTGTCATCCATGTAAGTCCACTCCGCCAAGTGGGCTTTTTTATTGTTCACCTGCTATTTTTTTAATTGAATCTCTACGAACATATTTCGCTATACACCTTGAGTCATCGTGAAGATGAACACTACCCCAGTCAAGCATTCCTTGACCTTCCACAATATTGTTATTGCAACCATCACACACAGATACAATTTCAAGCTCTTTCTCCTGCGGATCTGCAATACCATATCCATTTTTTAAAACCATTGGATTTTCAACTTCAGTCACTTTACCACCTCCCTTAAGGTAAAGGTTCCAGTATCGATCATGCTGTTTTCTAGCGAATTCAGCAATCTTTGCACGACCACCAAGAACCATATTCATTTCAACTTTTATAAAGAAATTAGAAAGTTCTAATGCACTCATGTTATTCATATTAACTAACCCTCTCCTTTTCACTTTTCACAGTGATCCCACCTATAGTTAACTCAATGAATTTAATTTCTCTTCCGTATTGTCTGGAAAGAATTTTTTCAATAACTGGCTTTAAATTATTTACTTTTTCCTCAGTCATTTTGAAATTGCTTAGATCCATATCAACTCACCTCAATAAAACATATGCAGAAGGAACAACAGGACAAATCATAAAATTTAGATTTCCAACATGTGATTCCACTCAGAAAGTAGAATCACCGTTGGTATATCTACTAAAAGTAGAGTTATCGTTAAAAAAAATAAAATCATAACTAAACCCAAGGATTTCACTTATTTTCTTCGCTTCTCCTATTGTTACATCATCAGGATGTTTCTCCATCTTACTGTAAGTATGCGTGTGGATTCCAAGTTTTTCAGCGAGTTCTTTTTGTGTGAAACCTTTTAGCAACCTCGCTTGCTTCAAAGTGAATTTCATGTTTATCACCTCACTTTTTTTCTTCCACAACCACATATTAATCTACCTAAAGTAGAATGTCAACTGTATGAAATTCATCAAACTCTACTTTCAATCACCTGAACTTATTTAAAAGTAGAGTTTTTTCTACTTTTGTTTGAAATTGTTCTACTTTTGGTATAATATAATGTATATAAAATAGGTCGGAGGTAATAAAGCATGAGTATAGGAAAAAATATTAAAAAATTAAGGGAAATACATAATTTATCTCAAAAAGAATTAGCTGAAATTGCTGGTGTATCCGATAAAGCAGTATCTACTTGGGAAAATGGTTTAAAAGATCCACGTATGGGTGCTATTCAAAAAATCGCTGATCATTTTGGTATTTTAAAAAGTGATATTATTGAGGAAAAAATAGATGTTTCACCAAAGCGCCCTCATAACCTTAAAACTGTAGAAGGACAATCTATAGCAATGCCTTTATTAGGCTCTATAGCTGCAGGAGTTCCTTTAGATATGGCTCCGATTCAAGAATGGATAAACGTTCCTAGAGAAATTGCTGAGAAATATCCTCACGGC